CAGATGCGATAACGCAGTTGTGATAGAGTAGTTGCCCCCCATTGGAAGCTCCTTTGCTGACGTTGAATATCTCTCATCATTATATGCCTCCGTGCGGGAATCTTTGGCGAAGTGTAAGGCAACACAATGTATTCTGGGATCTTCTGACGTGAATGATAATCCATTAGTCTCTAGATCGAATACTACTGCTCCTACCTCTCCACTCATAGGTTTTGTCGATGAATCTGGCACGTTCTACTGCCTCTTTACTAGGTGGGTTAGGTCTATTTAATATCTTATTATCTTCTTTCTCAATGTGTTGGTACCATGGATGATTATAAGTACTACCTTCAAAAATCCGTGGCTGGATTGAAAACTGGTGTTGTTGAAGTTTCATTTTCAGTAAATCTGCAAGTGTTTATATCGTAGTCTAGTTCCCCACACGTCCCCGTCTCGCCTGAATAACGGTTTTTAAGGATTCTAAGAGTAGTAGGACTTCTTCCGTTGTCGGACTGCTGGTTTCGCTCGAGTCCCACGAGGTTATCGCTGATCTGAGCAATGGAATGAGATCCTCGGAGCTGCGATAAATTAATACGTCCTCCTTCTTCGTGATTTTTACTGTCATTGGTACTCCTCCTTAAGTGTGAAACTAAAAATAATGCTATACCTGTTCTCTCTACTAATGACCTTAGCTTAGTCATTGTAGTATCTATCATTCGTCTTTCATCTCCATCAAGACCACTCAATAATATACTGAGGTGATCTAGGAATATAACACGACACTCCAATCCACTGGCAAGGTACTCGATCCTATTGTAAATAAGCTGCGGGTCAAAAGATCCAAAGCCATCAAAAAGGTAAAGCTTCCAATCAGCAATGGAATTAAGAAAATGCTGTTCGAGTTCTTCTTTGTCATGTTCCTGTAGTGTTAAATTTTTACCAACTGCTGTGGACATCAATCCAAGAGCTGTTCTTCTATTACTTGCTTCAAGTTCCAAGATGCCAACCGTCTCGCCTTTGTTGAGTAAGTCAGTTGCAAGGTACCGCATGATACTGGTTTTTCCTGAACCAGTGCCCGAAGTAAAAGTCGTAAGTTCTCCATACCTGATCCCGTGTAGTTTCTTATTAAGTCCTTTGAATGGGTACTCATGATCATATGGCTTTTGTGGTGTGGTTACTAATTGTAATAAGTTATGTCCATCTACTATTCCATCCGGTCTATACGGCTTAGCGTCCCATATGGCTCTCCTTACAGCCTCTGTATCCTTTGCTTGTAATGCCTCAGATGGATCCTTATAGGCTTCCATACGGGCGATTTTAACCTTGCCTGCGGGCAATACACCAGCGGCCTCCTCAGCTGCTTTTCTTCCGGGTTCATCACCATCAAAGAATAGTACTATCTCTTCATATCCTTGGAGTAAGGGTAATTGTTTTTGTAAGTCTTTCTTTGCAGATGCAGCTCCATGAGGTAGGGATACCATAGGCCACCCTGCCATAACTTCATAACAGCTCGCAGCATCTAGCTCACCTTCAGTAACAACAATACGCTTGCCACTTGTAGGGAATAAATGCTGGCCAAATAAAGTATCAGTGGACGATCCTTCATATGTAAATACCTTCTGTTTATTTTTTACTTTGAATCCAGCAAGAACTCCATCGCTTGTAAAATATGGGAAGCGTAGAGTGTTTCCTCTGTTAATTCTATACTTTTTGCAAGTAGCTTCAGAGATTCCTCTTTTGTGTAGTCTCTCTGGTTCTCCTTTAAAGTTGACATTCATTTTCTCGGGTGACTGTGAATAAAGATTTATACCCTCTGCGGGTGTGTACTTGTGACATGAGAAACAGAACTTGTGACCATCAGAGTAAACTGAATTAGCATCTGATGAGCCACAATGATCACATGGTTCATGTGCCACAAATTCTGATTCGTCCATTATGTTAACCAATCAATTGGTAATGAGTGATATGCACACCAAGGGATGTCATGTTTATCACACCACTTGGCATACGTAGTCTTTGAGTGTTTTGATATTTTATTATAGGGTGATTGAAATACCATCCTCAAATCTATATCGGGATTGTCCTTCTTTACAGCTGCTATCTTACGTCTATCTGTTGCATCCCAGTATCCCTTTGTTTCAAGGTATACATGGTTTGGCAATACAAAATCGGGATGATAATTGTGCTGTATAGTATAAGGAACCTTACAAGATTCGTATTCAAAACTAACTCCGAGTTCTACTAAAAGATTAGCGACGCTCTCTTCTAGCTTAGACCTATACTTATTGTTTTTATTTTCTTTCAATTGTTTGAAGGCTTTCTTAGCCCACTCAATTGATTCTTCTTCAGAAGTCTTCTTCTTCTTCTTTGACATTTTCTACAGGTGGTTCAGTGGTTTTGAAGCCTTTAGTTTTACCGAAAAGATCAGCTACTTCATCCTCACCCAGCTCTCCAGCATCGACACCAGCCCCATCAGATTTAACTGACACAACTTGTACGCCAACCAGCTTAAGAGAACTGCCATAGGTAATCCCGTCCCGTAGAATATAAGGTTTTTGGTAGAAACCCAATTTAACAGTAGATCCGCCATATAAAGGTGTTTTCTTATCAGTAACGGGTGATCCCTCTGTATCTACTACAGGAGGTCTCTTATCCTCACCCCAAGAGAATTTTATTTTATACTTTCCATCCGATACTTCTTCCCATGGTGTTGGTTTTAGGGTAGCTCTTTTCGGATTCTTGAGCTTAGACTCTGCCCATTTTAAGACATCAGCCCTCTCAGTTTCTAGCTTATCAGCGAGGTCTTCGCTGACCACAGCCGAGAGAGAATAACCAAACTTTCCGGGTTCTAGGATAGCTTGAAATCCTTCAAGTGTAACTTCATCCGTAACGTGTACGTTTCTAGGCATTTTAACAAAAGAAATAAGTTGAATCAATAACCGACTCAGGCTTAAGGTCGCCTATAATCGGTGGGTCTGTCTCTGCTCCTATTTGTTGAGCAAAGTCATTAAGGTAATCACGTTCAGCAAAGAGATGCATGTACGTTTCCCTTATTATAGCAGATAATTCATCCATGTCAACCGATTGTGTGAGAACGCTGTCATGAATCAATGCGATAGGCTTATCGAATCTGTCTATACTTAGATGGAGGAGGCTGGCATCGAGACTGTGAATTAAGTTGGGTGCAGTAGCAGCACGATGACGATTAAGATCTACCTTATTAGTATCATTAGTAGCGACAGAGATGTCACATCTACCTAATAACTGTAGAGTTATACGTTCAACTTCCTTCTTCATAATACGTTGGTTAACTACAAATCCAGATGGTGTAATCCATTCTAATTCAGTAGCACCACGCTTAATAGCTTTACTAACCTCATCTTCTATCCATTTCATTACAGACATAGGTCCGGGTACAACTTTATTCATTGCATCCCGGACTGCTTGTACGGTAACGGTAAGATCTTCCTTGTCGATCTCAATTCCTTTTTCTAATAGGGCATCACGAATATATGACCTATTACTGTAAGGTTTAGCATTGTAGGGAATAGTCATAACAGTCCTTTTGACTGTCTTCCTATCCATTACTTCTCGTATGTGGGCAGGACAATTAGGTTTGGCTACCTCCGCTACAACCTTATATGCGTCTTGTGGTCTATCAGAAGGCAACACATTGACGAGTTGTGCTGTCTTTCTATCACGAGCTAATCCAGCAAGGATCTGAAGACCACTACATGTAGCATCTGTGGCTACAAATAGTCCAGTAGTCGTGCGTGTTTGTGTAATAACACATGCATGATATTCCTCACATGCAGCAAGAAATTGCCACGGCTCATCCGCTGCCTCCCAGTCACCCAGATTATCTATCGGATCTGTTGCTACTCTGGTAATCAACGGAATATTATTTATTACCCAGTCTAATCGTTCAGACATAGTTGATTTGTCTAAACCGTATGTCGTTGCGACCTGAAATGCGAGCCACTTCTTACCTGATTCGGTAATATAAGATTCATCAGCACTTCTGATAAGTGATTTACCAAAGTCTGTGTCTTGTGGTGTAAGAAATGCAGGTATAGGATATGCTCTACCACGATAGTCGAAAGACCAAGGTATGTAAAACCTTTCACGATTCCTAAAACGATTGACTGCTTCCATAGTCATGCGAGTTCTACATGACTTCCTAAACTCTGCGGCTTGTTTATTCATTACTTCAGCAGCGGCTCTACGATAAGTCAACCGTGAGTCCTTATTGTCTGCTATATCTACTGGTTTAGGTGGTAGATCATAATGAATTATAGGTAGAAACTTACCTACTGCTATCTCTCTACTTAACAACGCTTTAGCAACGCTGACTGTGAATGGATTGAGAGTATA